CACGAGTCAATGCAAAAAAATGGAGTGCGAAATATCAAAGAAGTTTTTTATGAAGAGAAGAGATCGACCCCGACCCAACTCTTGTCTCTATCGGATGGCAACCAGCCCGAACTGGCAGGGATCAGCCATGACTGGCCTCGACTGGAAACGACTGTCACGGATCATGCGGGATCGTTCGGGGCTGATGTTCAGGGATGGGCAGAACAGCATCTAGGGCTGACCCTTATGCCTTGGCAGGTGCGCGCGCTTGACGGTCAGCTGGCTTATGACGAGCATGGTGAGCTGCTGCATCGGACGAGTCTTGTTTCGACTGCCAGACAGAACGGCAAGACCGTTGCTCTAGGTAGTCTCGTCGGCTGGTGGCTCACAGAGATGCCAAAAATACGGGGCAAGAAACAGACTGTCCTAACGACTGCCAACAGACTCGACTTGGCGATCACACTCTTCGATGAGATAGCCCCAGTGCTCGAGGCTCGCTTCGGTGCATCCTGTGTCAAGGCCTACGGTCGGAACTCGGTGACAATGCCAGACGGCAGCAAGTGGACTGTCAGGGCGGCGAAGCCATCTGTCGGTCACGGCACAAGCAACGATCTGATCGTGGCAGACGAAATCTGGGACATGTCTCAGCTCGCTATTGACGGCGGTCTGATCCCATCTATGCGCGCACGAAAATCGCCTTTACTTAGCTGCTGGTCAACGGCTGGCACTGAGGCATCGACCGCTTTCTTGCGTTGGCGTGAGCAGGGTCTGCGCGCCATTGACCGTGGGGAACGATCGTCGCTGTATTTTGCTGAATGGTCACCACCGCCAGACCTTGACCCGATGAACCCTGCCGCTTGGGCTTACGGCAACCCTGCGCTTGGTCACACTTTGGAACTGTCAACGATTGAGGCCGAGTCTCAGAACCCTGACCGCGCCCAATTCTTGCGAGCATCAGTAAATCTTTGGGTAGCTTCCGATCGGGGCTGGATACCGCCGGGTGTCTGGCCTGCACTCGAGCACGAAGGCGACATACCCAAAGGCGGCATCGTTGCCATCGAGACCAGCATGGACGACTCGCGCTACTTCGGCCTGCGCGCCGTGGCACTACCAGACCGCCGCATTGTCGTGACCGTGGCCTTCGTCGTGGACAGTTTTGCAGCTCTCTTGCTTGAGGTCGATCGGCTCACTGCTGAGGGCTGCAAGTTTGCTATCTCCCCCAGCATTGACATCCAGTGGCCTCGACATCTTGAGACCAAAAAGGTCATTGTCGGGTATGGCGAGATATTGAAATACACCCCCACTGTAAGGAACTTGATAGCAGAGAAAATGCTGCTACATGACGGCTCAACTCAGTTGGCTGAACATGTGCAGCGCGCTGTCGCTGTCAGATCGCAGGGGTCTGTTGCGGTGTCATCTCAGAGATAACCCGGGCCGATCGAGTTGTGTCGCTGCATGATCTGGGCGGCTGCATTGTGCTCGAGACCGTCAGTGTCGGGTAAGCCAATGCTGGTCACTGTTAGTCAGTAACATACCCTCGGCACTCGGTTGAAGTACCTAAGCCTTTCGTCGGGAACTGATTAGGCCGACCGAGTGCCACCATCACAGCGCTTGCATCTGTAATGTTGTGGCATGGGATTATTTGACCGCAAAGTAAGCAAGGCCGCCATCAGTCCGCCGCCTGCTAAAGCGGCAGCTGCTGGTGCAATGAGTCCCGGGTACAACAGCAGCAATGTTGGCAAAAACATGATCGGTCAGTATTACACCTACCGCGAAGGCGAACTTAGAGCAGCAGCAATCTCAATCCCAGCAATCTCACGCGCACGCGATCTACTTGCATCAGTGATCGGCTGCATGCCATTGCAGATGTACAACGAAATGTGGAACGGCGAAGAAATGGAACGCGTTTATATCGCGCCGCGAACTTGGCTACGCCGACCAGACCCGACCGTTCCCTACAACTTTCTAATGAGTTGGACATTTGACGACTTGTATTTTTATGGGCGCGCATTCTGGTACATCACCAGCCGCACCGCTGACGGCTTTCCAGCAACCTTTACTCGACTACCAGCAGGCTCTGTTACAACAACAGACATGGCTGGCCCCGTATGGTTCGCCCCGTCTAAACAAGTTTATTTCCAAGGCGGAGAGATAGACCCAAATAATTTGGTGCAATTCTTATCGCCAACACAGGGCATGGTGTACTCATCGCAGGCCGCCATCGAAACAGCCATAAAAATCCAAGACGCTCGAGCACGCAACGCATCATCGTCCATCCCTGCTGGCGTACTAAAGCAAACTGGTGGCGAACCGCTAAGCGCACAAGAACTAGCCGATCTTGCAGCTGCATTTAACCAAGCACGCGCAACCAATCAGACTGCTGCCCTTAACGAGTTCCTATCTTACGAACCAACAACACTGTCACCAGACAAAATGCTTCTTATCGAGTCAGCAAATTACAGCGCACTAGAAACTGGTGGACGCATCGGCAATGTGCCGCCATACCTGATCGGCGTATCAACCGGGTCATACTCGTACCAGTCATCACAACAGGCGCGCATGGACTTGCTGTTCTTCGGTGTCAAACTTTACGCCGACGCAATAGCAGAAACATTGTCAATGAACAATGTGCTACCCAACGGCACATATGTTGCCTTCGATTACGAGTCATACCTAGAAGAGAACTATCTCGCAGACCAAATGGAAACACCAACAGCAGAAAACACGCAAGAGGAGATCGCAAACTCATGATTAGATTCACCGCCAGCAGTGTCAGCATCGACGCAGCCGCCAGCGATGGCACACCTACTAGAACGATCACAGGCATCGCCGTACCTTACGGCGTAGCAGCCACAGTCTCGGACGGCACAGAGGTCATCTTTGAGCGCGGCAGCCTGCCAGTCGACGGCAAAGCACCCCGCCTATATCTCAACCATTCGGCTGAAAGCGCCATCGGAATTGTCACTGCTAGATACGACGACGAAGAAGGCATGATGTTTACTGCCAAGATCAGCAAGACCGCGGCAGGCGACGAGGCTTTGCAGCTTGCTCTTGACGGTGTTCTTGACTCGGTATCTGTTGGCGTAAACCCAACAAAGACCCGGGCAAATAAAGATGGATCGATCACGGTGCTGGCTGCCGACTGGATCGAGTTGTCGATGGTGCCAGTCCCAGCCTTCGCTGGCGCAGTAATCACAGACATTGCAGCAAGTATCCACCACGAACCCGAAGAGACCGACAATAATGAAATACAAGAACCCACAGAGGAGACAGAACCCATGTCAGAAGTAACAGTCCCAGCAGTCGAGGCAACCATTCCAACAGCTGCAATTCCAGCACAACCTAAGCGCGAGTTTAAGTTGCCATCAGCAGGCGACTTCATGGCTGCCTACCACATTGGTGGCGACACTTTCCACAACATGAACAAAGCAGTAGCAGAGTTTTCAGCATCACAACGCACAGCACTGGAGGCAGCAGCTGGCGATGTGCTTACCACTGACACTCCGGGCCTCTTGCCAGTGCCCGTGTTGCTTCCATTGGTGCAGGATCTAAACTTTTTGCGCCCTACGGTAGATGCATTAGGCGCTCGCGCTTATCCAGATGGTGGACGCTCAAAAACTTTTATTCGTCCAACAATTACCACGCACACAAGCGTTGCTGCACAGTCAACCGAACTCAGCGCAGCATCGGCTACCACAATGGTCATTGCCTCAAACTCGGTCAGCAAGACTACCCTCGCCGGGCAAGTGACCCTCTCAATTCAGGACATCGACTTCACTTCTGGCCCCGCGATGCAACTAATCCTCAATGACTTAATGGGGGAATACATGATCGCGAGCGATAATCTCGCAGCAGACAACTTGCTTGCAGCAGCAAACTCGTCGGGTGTCTGGGACGGAACCCCTGAAGATTTGCTCAAGTCTGTTTACGACGCAGCAAATGATGTTTCAAGCAACCGTAACTGGATGCCAACTCACATGTTTGTGTCGGTTGATGTTTGGGCACAACTTGGTCAGCTCGTTGACTCGAGCAAGCGTCCGTTGTTCCCATTTATCGGTGCAGGCCTCACTGGCCAGAACGCACTGGGCGCATCAAGCGCAGGATCTTGGAACGGTACGCCAATGGGCTTGCAGCTTGTAGTTGACAGCAACTTTGCTGCTAAGACCATGATTATCACTCGTGTTGGTCAAGGCCAAGGCGACGCGTTTGAGTTCTACGAGTCCATTCGTGGCTTGATGAGCGTTGAAGTGCCAGCAACCTTGGGACGCACAATGTCGTTCCACGGATATGTCTCGACCTTTGCTGCAATCGGTGGAATGATCCGCAAGATCACACAGGCCTAGTCGAGAGCGGAGCATCCGCTCATGGCTGTTTACAGCGTTACTCAAAAGTATCTAATTGACAACTACGCCGTACTGCAACTTCTGACCCCATCGGAAATTGCAGTCGGCCAGTCAATTACAGTCGCATCGGTCGATGCAACATTTAACGGCACTTACACTGTTCGCGCATTGCCCCAGTATCTGTACATCGGTATAGACACTGAGGGCGATCTGCTTTATGACATTGAGATACCAATTGCTAATCAGGTGCTCTTTGCTAAGACCGCAAGCAATGTCGAGCGCACCGCAGCGTCGGGAAGCATTACTTACACGCAGACATGCTCGTGGGTCACTGCCGCGCAGCTTGTCACCTACCTTGGCGTACAAATCACAAACCCATCAGACGATTACACGCTGATTACTCAGGCCGTATCGGCTGGCAACGACTTCGCATATCGTCGCCGTCAAGAGGCTGGCTACATCGACAGTCTCACAACTAGTCCGGGTGGAGATGCCACACTCGGCACACTCATGTACTGCGCGGCCCTCTGGCGCAGCCGTGGCTCGCTCGAGAATACTTTTGCATCCTTTGACGGAATGGGCACAGCGCCTCAGCAAAGCCTCACACCGATCGTTAAACAGTTGCTTGGCATCGACAGGCCTGCCTGCGCCTAATGGCTTACACAGACGCTCTCAACGGGGCTATTGACAGCCTTACGACCACACTCACGGCAGTCACTGGCCTCAGAGTGGTAAATGATCCAACTCGTCTTGTTCCAAATTGCGTTTACATAGATGCGCCGTCCTTTACGACTGTGGCTGGCAATGGCAACATCATCCGCATGGACTTCCCGATCAAGGTCATCGGCTCAGGGCCAGCAGGGCTACCAGTCCTACGCAGCATCCTCGACATCGTTAGCAAAGTCTTACTCAGCCCAATCATCGTCATGGCAGGCCGTCCCAGCAACCTAGAAATCGGCGGTCAGCTCTTCCCGTGTTACGACCTTGACTGTGGAATACAAGCCCAAAGCGCATAAGGAGAAACATGTACACCATCATTAGCCCACGCCTCGGAACCCCGGGCGATCAGTTCATCCCAGAGGAAGGTGTCAACATTGACGCACTGCTCGACGGCGGTCTGATATCCACCGACAGCGTAAAGAAATCATCTAAAGTCAAATCAGAACCCAAGGAGCAATAGACATGGCTATCAGCAGCACTTACCTTTCTAACCCAAGCATCACGAT